CTACGAAAACTGGAAACGAAAATGAGTACACCCGAACAACTTAAAAACAAAAGGGGGGGGAGAAAGAATATAACTACCCGGCCCGCCTTCAGCCATGAAATATACGGAAAGGTGCCGCCACAGGCCCGGGAACTTGAAGATGCAGTTATAGGGGCTATACTGATTGAAAGGGATAGTTTCGAACTGGTAAACCATATTTTGCGGCCTGAATGCTTTTATAGACCGGAAAACGGTTTGATCTTCAAAGCGGCGCAAAATTTACATGCAGCGGGTACCCCTATTGATATGCTTACTATATGCGAACAATTGAAGATTAATGAAGAATTGGAGCAAGTAGGCGGGCCCTATGCGATAACCATAAAAACGAATTCTGTAACTTCTGCTTCAAATATTGAAGCACATGCAAAGTTTATTCTAAAAAAATACACCAGTAGGGAAGTTATCCGGATATGCAACGAAGGTTTAAGTGAAGCATTTGAAGATTTTTCCGATGCAGATACTTTACAGGAAGATATAATTTTAAAACTATCAAAAATTACTGATGGCTTAAATGTTAACAGCCCGGCAAATATGATTGAAACGAATACTGAATTCATAAACGATTTAGCCTATAAGATTGCCAATAAAGAACAAATTTCCGGGGTGCCTTCAGGATATAAAAGTATAGATGAAATAACTTATGGATGGCAGCAAACGGATTTAATAATATTAGCGGCCCGGCCTTCAGTTGGCAAAACAGCCTTGGCGGTAAGGCTTGCCCGTAATGCTGCAATGGATCCAGTGAAACCAACACCAACGGTATTCTTTAGCTTAGAAATGAGTAAGGGGCAATTAATGGAAAGAATAGTTGCGGCGGAAACTGAAATACCCCTTAGAAACATTCGCCGGGGCCAAATAACACAGGCTGAATATGACAGGATTACCGGGCCAATATCTTTAAAGTTGGAAAGGGCAAAACTTTTTATAGATGATGCACCAACGCAAAATTGGATGGATATACGCCGGAAGTGTATGAAGTTGAAGCGGGATGAAGGAATAGGGTTAATTATAATTGATTATTTACAATTAATGTCAGATGTAGATGATGGAGTTCCGCGAAATAGGGAACAACAAATAAGCAATATTTCCCGAAACCTTAAAAAATTGGCGAAGGAATTAAAAGTTCCAATAATTGCCCTTTCACAGTTAAGCCGAATGGTAGAAACCCGGGGGGCTAAGGATAAGGTGCCGCAATTAAGCGACCTTAGAGAGAGCGGAGCAATTGAACAGGATGCAGATCTGGTAGCTTTTATTTACAAACCTGAAGTAGTGCCCGGCAAAACTTTAAGGCCCGGGGAAACACATATTAGGATTGCAAAGCACAGGAACGGGAACTTAGAAACCATTAAACTGATTGCAAAGTTATATATTCAAAACTTTTATGAAATGGAAGATCCGAAACTGGAAAACCTTAAAAATGATGAAATACCGTTTCCGGTTAATACAGGAACGCCGGTAAATTTTGACGATGGATTTACAGATGCAGATCCTTTTTAATTAATTTTACAAAAAAAATTATGGCAACAGCAATAACAACTTCGCCGGTAAGGATCCGGTACGGTTTCAAATTATTCAGGGATGAAGTACTGGTAGATTTAGAAACGGCGGTAAATGACTGGATAACTTCAGAAATTAACGCGGCCCCCGGCGGGATCTATTACACCGGAAGAATTGTAAATGTGTTTATTGATAGTGTGGGGTATTTTGTGGCAGCACTGGAATATAGTTGGAATACCGTTAACACTGATTGGACACCGTAAAAAATTAAAAGTATGAACTATAAAGAATTAACCGGTAAAAGTATTAAAGAAGGGTTTGAAAAATTTAATGCTAAGAACCCCCACATTTATAAAGCATTTGAAGCACAAGTTTTAAAGGCAATAGAGAAGGGGAGAACTAAGATTTCCGCCAAACTGGTAATTAACTGGATCCGGTGGAGCGAATTTTTAAAAACAGATGATCTTAATTTTAGTATTAACGATGCCTTTCAAAGTTATTACGCGCGGCACTTTGTAGAAAAGAACCCGGAACATGCAAATATTTTTGATTTCCGGAAATTAAGAAATGAAGTACCGGGCCCGTATATGAAAGTAGAAGATAACGGCCAAATTTGCTTTTTATGACTATTACAAAAAACAAAAAAAATATCTTATCTGGTATTTCTTCCAGATACCCCGGGGCCCCGTATAAGTTTTTTGTTGGTATAGATCCAGATGTAGAAAAAAGCGGATTGGCTATATATGAGAAAGCCACAAAAAAGTTAACCCGGATTACAGCCCTTTCTTTTTGGGATCTGCATAAACAGTTACCAGTTATATTTAACCGGCCAGATGCCGGGGTTATTCACATTGAAGGCGGGTGGTTAGTTGAAAAAAGCAATTTTCATACTTCAGAACTTAAAGGTTTCCATACTATAAAAGAAAGCCGGGTTGCTCAAAGGATCGCTAAAAATGTAGGCAATAACCATGCAGCGGGCCGGGCAATAGTGGAAATGTTAATTGAACTGGATCTGAATTTTGTAGTAAGGCCGCCAATTAATCCGCTTTTTAAGAATGAAGATCTATTTAAAAAGGTTACCGGATGGGTAGGCCGTACTAATTACGATATGAGAAGCGCGGCAAATTATGTTTTCGGGTTTTAAAAATATATTTGTTTAGTAAAGAAATATTTAGTATCTTTACTACCAAACATAAAAAAAGATAATGATAGAATTTGATTACATAAAATGTCCGCTAAACAGATATACCTTTTCAGTAAAGCCAGTAAGGGAATGGGTTGAACGAAATTGCGAAGGTAAAACATTGAACCTTTTTTCAGGTAGAACAAAACTAAATGTTGATGAGGTTAGAAACGATTTAGATGATGAGGCGTTGGCTGATTATAGAATGGATGCTTTGGAATTTTTGCGGAATTGGGAAGGTGAAAAGTTTGATACGGTATTACTTGACCCGCCTTATGCTTATCGTAAAAGCATGGAAATGTATAAAGGAATACGATGTAGCCCGTTTAAGCAACTGAAAGACGAAATTAAGCACGTATTAAAAGAAGAGGGTAAAGTAATTACGTTTGGCTATCATTCAAATACTATGGGTGCTAATCGTGGCTTTACTGTCGAAAAAATATGTTTATTTTCTCATGGTGGGGCAATCCATGATACGATTGCAAGTGTTGAAAGGTTTGGTAGTAGTAGCAGCTAACAAATGTTTTGGCGAACTTCGAAAATATATTGAAGAAAACAAAGATGTTTTAACGGATCAAATTAATAAAAATAAAAAGTATAAAAAATGAAAAAAACAATTTTAGTGTTATTAGTGGCGGCCTTCATAGGGTGCAGCAAAACTTCAGAAAAACCTTCTGGTAATTTACAGCCCGGGATAAGTTACCGGGTAGGAACGCAACCGGTTTCCTTTACTTCAGATAGAAGTAAAGTTTTAATTCAGCCGGGCCTTACCTACATACAGGCAGCCAGAACCGGCGAAAACGCGTTAGATCTTCCAGTATTAACGGCGGATCTTCAGCCCGGGGCCTATGAGAGCCAAACGGCGGTTTTAACTTATACCGGGGTTGCTTATTATGTTATACCGGGGAAAGATCCGGTTAAAGTACAAATTGCCAGTGTTTCAGATGGAGTAGTACAGGGATCCTTTACCGGTATTTTTTTTAAGTATAAAGATATTTCCAACACCGGGGCCGGGTACGATTCAGTTATAGTTACCGGCGGGAGTATTAACAAAGTAAGTATTTATTAAACCTTAAAAAATAAAAAATGAAGATCAAAAATTTAGTTTTGGCCCTTGGTATAGGGTTAATTGGTTACGGAGTATATACAACTTCAATAAAAGTACTTACTATTCAGCCTGAACCGGGATTATTGGCCGGTAAAACACTGGCTACAATTGTAAATTACGATTCAGTTAATTATGGTTGCCTTGTAAATACCCCCCCGGATTCACTGGCAGCCAAATTGCGGGCACTTCAGCAAATGGGCCTACAGTTTACCCGGGGAACCGTTGTACTTCAAAATTTTT